TTGGTGCCGTGGATCTCCCAGCCCAACATGATCTTGTGGAGGTACTTGATTTGACCCATGTACTCCGATTTTTGCGTACCCAAATCAATGATTCGGTAGCAACGTGCTAAATGCATCCCTGACGGGGTAGCTTCAAAATTACCTTTATCTTCTACGTAAAAACTCATATAAAGCTCCTTAAACGGTACATACCGCACGGCAACTATAACACATAATTAAAACGCCGCGTCAATTGAATCTAACAAAGAGTTGTCGTAGAATGCAATTGTTGGTAGTGCGTAATGCGGGTTAGCGCCGCACCTTTACGTGTTGTGCAAATACTAAAGACGGAAACACTGCTTTATGTGAGTCGCACTGCCAACACCCATAAGGACAAAAATGACTCTGACAGAATATTTTTCAACAGAGCCAAGGGGAGCAAAGCTGGAGATGGCCGAGCACCTTGGCATCACACCTACGTGGCTTTCCCTACTGATGAGCGGTAAGAAGCGCGCATCGCCTTTGCTGTGTGTGAGGATTGAAGAGGCAACACAACAGCTAGTTACGAAAAAAGAACTTCGTCCAGATTTGTTTTCGTGATATAGTTTTTCAACGCTTGGCGGCGTTTTAGAGTAAGCCCTAGACGGGACTCTGCACCTACTCGGTGTCCGCCAACATTCCACAAGAATGAGAGTCTCGCCTAGGGCTTTTTTATTGGAGAAAAAATGAGACTACAACATTACCTGAGTAAAGCATTCCCACCCATGACGGATGAGGAGTTTCAGGAGACAAAAGACAGTATTGAGGACATGGGTGTTCAGGTACCTATTGTTATTTTTGAAGATGAAGTATTAGATGGTTGGCATAGATACACCGCGGCTAACGAACTTGGCATGCCATGCCCAGAAGTTGAATTGGCAGAAGACATTGATCCCCGTGAGTTTGTGCGTATCCACAACGGCAAGCGTAGAAGCATTACCAAAAGCCAAAAGGCAATGTCCTATACAAAACTCAATGAATGGGTTCCTAGCAAGAAAACTTCTAGGGGTGAACTGGGTTCACCCCAAAAAACAAACGAAGAGTTAGCTGAGATGGCTGGGACAAGTACAAGAACGATCCAGCAGGCTAAGACTATTTTGACTAAGGGCGACAAGGCTGTCGTTGAGGCTGTAGAGAAGGGCAAGATCAGTTTAAAGCGTGGCGCTCAAATTACCAAGTTGCCCAAGGAACAGCAAGAGCAAGCCATCACCGCGCCACCAGAGCCAAAGCCTTCTATCTTGGACGGCAACGCGCCTAGTGACGACGAACTCAAAGCAAATGACTTAGCCATGCAGGCTGACCTAGAAGCCCTCAACAAGCTGTTAGAAGCTGACGAGCCGCTCAAAGTAGCTCATGCAGAGATCAAGCGCCTGAACTTTTTACTAGCCCAACAAGAAGTGCGTTTAGCCTCCATCATGCGTGAGAAGAGCGAATGCATCAAACTTTGCAAGAAGCAACAAGTACAACTCGATAAATTTTATTACGGTGTGATGATGGAACAACCTTTCCAACACCACGACCATTCCAACTATCCGCTCACGAAGCCCTGCGTCAGGGTTTCAGAGACGGCCACAAACGACAGTTGATCATGGCGCCTACGGGTGCTGGCAAGACTTACCTTGGATTACGAATTTGTAATGAAGCATTACAAAAGGGTAAAAGAGCAGTATTCCTGTGTGACCGCACCACGCTGATAAACCAGACCTCTACTGTGGCCGACGGCTATGGGCTGAAGGAGCATGGCGTTATACAGGCGAACCACTGGCGGCGTATGCCTGACCTGCTGTTGCAGATTGCCTCTGCGCAGACTATCGCCAAGCGAGAGTACTGGCCACAGCTAGACGTATTGGTGGTGGACGAAGCTCACACGCAGTACAAGGTTTGGACTGACTACGCTTTGGAGAGCGGTGCGGCCATCATTGGCTTATCTGCTACGCCATTCTCTAATGGCTTGGGCAAGATATTCACAAACCTGATTAACGCTACCACGATGCACGATCTGACAGAGTCAGGGGTGTTGGTGCCTATGCGGATTTTCTCTTGCACAAAGCCAGACATGACAGGCGCGGCTACCGCAGGCGGTGAGTGGACAGACAAGGCCGCTGAAGAGCGCGAATTGGGTATCGTGGGTGACGTTGTTAGAGAGTGGGTGAAGTTTGCTGAGAACCGCAAGACGATTGTGTTTGGTGCAACGATCAAGCACTGCGAAGAGTTAGCCAAGTCATTTATTGACCAAGGCGTCATGGCCGCGGTGTTTACTTCTAACACCACCGACAAAGAGCGTGAAGACCTCCTAAAAGAGTACCGCAAGCCTGATAGCTATCTACGGGTTCTTATCTCTGTAGAGGCGCTTGCAAAGGGCTTTGACGTGCCTGACGTGGGTTGTGTGTGTGATGCACGCCCTCTGCGTAAGTCGCTGTCTACGGCCATCCAAATGTGGGGTAGAGGGTTGAGGTCGCATGAGGGCAAGAAGGATTGCTACTTGCTGGATTTTTCAGGCAACATCATTCGCTTTGCTGAAGACTTTACTGACGTGTTTTTTAATGGTCTTGAGAAGCTAGACGACGGTGAGAAGCTCGACAAAAAGATCCGTAAAGACGAAGAGAAAGAGATGAAGGGTTGCCCTAAGTGTGGGTACAAACCTTTTACCAAGCGCTGTATGGGCTGTGGCTATGAGCGTCCTGCTAAGGCTATGGAAGACGCCGCCCACGGCATCATGTCTGAGATATTTATCGGTGAAGGCAAGAACAAAAAGAAACTTGCTGACAACGCTGAGCACCTATGGCATCAGGTTGTACGTTATGCAAGAGAGCATAGCCAGCCTGAGAAGCAACAAGGGCGTGCGTATCACCTGTTCAAGAAAATTGCAGGCTACGACCCTATTTGGAAATTCAGTACTGCACCAGCAGTAGAGATCACACGTAATGTGCAAAACAAAATATTGCAGATGAACATGGCATACAAGAAGGCGGTTAAGAAATGAGTAAAGAAGTTGAATACTGCCCACACTGCCAAGCCAAAATGGTAGAGTACCGCCACACTTTTAACAAAGGGTTAGCCAACGGTTTGTATGAGTTATACGCTTCAGGCGGTGGCCCCATCAGCTTGCGTGATCTTAAAATTTCTCGCACAGAGTGGACTAACTTTCAAAAGTTACGTTACTGGGAACTGGCCTCCAGAACCAGAACCGAGGGCGAATGGGTTCTAACCAATCTTGGGCGTGATTTTATTTTTACTAAAACTGCTATACAAAAATGGGTGTGGACGTATCGTGGAAGTACAGTACGTTTTGATGGAGACACTGTTTACTTTAATGATATACATGATCCAGTTTTTGAAACAAAACAGGATTACGTTGCCAACTCACAGGCGCGAGGTTACAGATGAGCTTTATTGACTTTGCACGTGGCCACGGCGTAGAGATTGACCAGTCTCACCTGTACCCATCCGAACGTATTCGCCGCTGTGGCACAACAGAGAAACCACGCTCAACTAACGGCGCCTTCTTTTGGGATGGCGACCGTGGCTGGGTGTTTAATTGGTCAGGAGAAGCAAGAGTGTGCTGGTATGAATCTACACGTCCATGGACAGACGAAGACAAGCGCGCATGGGCGGCTAAACGTCAGGCGGCTAACTCTGACCGTGATCGCTCATACGAAATGGCCGCAGATCGTGCGGATATTCTTTTGCGTACTGCAAAGATGGAAGTGCATCCCTACTTAGAGATCAAAGGCTTTTCGGACATGCAGGGCTATGTGATGGGTGGCAAGTTACTGGTGCCTATGCGCAACGTGGTGACTGACAAGTTGCAAGGCTTTCAGGAAATCTATTGGGACATGCCAAACCGCAAGTATGAGAAGAAGATGCTCCACGGTATGCGTGCTAAGAATGCTGTGCTGTACATGGGCTCCAAAGAGGCGCCAGAGACATGGTTTGTCGAGGGGTATGCCACAGGTTTATCCTTGCACAAAGCCCTGCGTAGCACTGGCTCTAACGCCGCGGTGGTGGTTTGCTTCTCAGCATCAAACATGGTGCAGGTGGCCAGCCAAGTCAAAGGCGATCGCTATGTGTTCGCTGATAACGACGAGAGCAAGACTGGCGAGAAGTCAGCGATCGAGACTGGCCTACCTTGGACGATGGCCGATGAGGTCGGTTACGACGCCAACGACATGCACGACAAGCTAGGCTTGATGGCAGTTGTAAAGAAAGTTATGGATCTCCGCAAAAAGGTATTGACAAACAAATTAGAAATGTCTGTATAATAAAAACTGTTGTAGTCGTGTACAACAGTTGAAAGCCGTTACTCATGCATTGGCCTCCCCTCAAAGGAGGACACGACCCAGTGCAGTAGTAACGGCTTTTTGCATTTCACACGACCGCTGTATCGGACGCGCACTGGCGGTAGCGATACAGGGACACCTCTACTACGGGATAGATGTTGAGATAGAGGCATGGGTGGCGAAGATAGCGCCCTAACATCGAACGGCTGTCGGGTCATGTGGCTCCAGTTAGCAGAAACATGTGAAGGCTTAGCCCCCTGTGGGAGGGCTGAGTCTGTCCACCAGAAAGCAGTCAAACAGGAATTAAGAAAGGCTTAATAAGGTAATAAGGAGTACAGGGGGGGTGACCCCTTTTTTTAACTATTACCTGTAATTTCCTGTTATAGTCGGATCACCACGATGTTGTGGGAGCAGAAAGATATGAAAACTTTAATCATTGAATCGTGTGAGAAAAGAATGACGGCGGATGCGGTTACATCGATCGTTCACGTTAAGAACTCGCTAATTTTGCGAGATTACCTTGGGTGTGATTTTGTCAGCCACGAGTCTGAGATACCGCAGGCTATGGAGAAGAGCTACGACAAGATTATTTGCGCCTACTCTTCGCCGTACATGAAGTACAACAAGTACCTCGACATACTCAACAACAACCCCAACGCTGAGATGTACTGGCTGGTCAATGACCACGACATCGAGGACAGCATCTTGTTGCGCAAGTGGCTCTTGATGAACCACAAGCAGTACCACATGATTTGCAATAACCCACGCGAAGGCTATCGCGGTTGGATCCTGCGCAAGAAGCTAAACGGATTGACTTTGAACGACTGGATCAAAGACTGGCACACAGTAAACCTGAACACTCTGGTGTTTGACGAGCAGGCGTTTTACAGTACAGCTACGGTCGATAAGAGCGACATCATCTATTACGGCACGTTCCGTAAACATAGAATTAAAGATATGCTGAATTACAACGGCGTTAACTACGTACTGAGTTCATCTCTAAAGAACCACCTGAAGTACAAAGACGCTGGAATACAAGCTCGGTTTATTGAGAAGATTATGTGGACGGAAAAAGAGGCTGACATGTTTGAGCCTATTGGACTCAGGCTGAAGGACTACAAGTATTCGATTTACCTAGAGGACGAGCATACCCACACAAACTACGCCTTCATGGCCAATCGATTCTATGAGTGTGTGATGAATAACGTCTTGATGTTCTACGACAGTCGTTGCAATTTGGTGATCGAGATGAGCGGCTACGCCATCGATCCATTTCAGGTTGTCAAAGACGGTGAAGAGCTAAAGCAAAAGATGGAGATGCTGGACTCTGACAAGCAGTCTTATCAGCACTACTTAGGCATTCAGCAGTCAAACGCTGAAATCATCAAGTCTGAAAAGGCTTACGTACTTCAAACAATTAAAGGAATATTTCAATGAAAGATATACCAGCATTTCCAAGACCGTATAGCGGTACTTCACAGTTTGCGCAAGAAGGCATGACTTTGCGTGATTACTTTGCGGCTAAGGCTATGCAAGGTTTATTAGCATCTAACCGAGACTTGTCGTGGCGAGAACTTGGTGGGTTGTCTTACGATGCGGCAGACGCAATGCTGAAAGCGAGGTCTGAAGCATGACACAAGATGAAATCATTGAGATGGCTAGACAGGCAGGTTTTCATAAATATTCTTTTGAAAGCCAAATAGAACAATTTAACCGTTTTGCCAAACTGGTAGCAGAGCGTGAGCGTGAGCGATTAACTGATGCCGCAATGAAAGCGGCTGAGAAAGCAGTTGATTTAGCAATCGCTCTTGAGCGTGAGGCGTGTGCAAAGTTATTAGAAACAACAGACTTAGGTGGACTAAAAGATAACCCAGCAATGCAGAGTTGGGTTGCAGAAATGTTGTTGGCTTACGTAAAAGCAATCAGAGCAAGGGGACAAGCATGACTGAAGAAGAAATTGAAATGGCTACGGCCAAGCACAGCAGTCGGTCAAAAGCATTTATGGATGCTGGACTTACCCCTGAAGCGGCATGGTATTTAGCGGACAAACTGTTTGAGCGTGATGCAGATCCACAAGACGACAGGCGCCTATGCTTTGAGTGCAGGCTCTTTGACACCAAATCTGGGACTTGCCCAAAAATTGTTGACAAGAAGGGCAAGCCTCAGCCAGCGTTAAAGTTTGTTTTGCAGAGGTGTGATTGGATACAACTTAAAGGAAAAAAATGAGACGCATAGGAATTGACCCGGGGATCTCTGGCGCGATAGTCGTGCTGGAAGACAACATACCCGTTGAATGGGCTTTGATGCCCACCATGAAGATTGGATCCCAGAACCGCGTAAACGCAGTTGCTTTGGCGGCACTGCTTCGCGGCTATGGCCAGAGCTACCGCCAGATATTTGCATACGTCGAGCAAGTGCACGCAATGCCTAAGCAAGGCGTAGCCAGTATGTTCAGCTTTGGACATTCCTGCGGTGTTATTGCAGGCGTACTAGGTGCGTTTGAGATACCTGTGACTTACGTCACTCCACAGATGTGGAAGATGCGCGCGCACTTGACAAACAAGGACAAAGATGCGGCTCGGTCGTTGGCTATACAAATGTGGCCACACTGGCGTGAGTTGGATAAGAAGGGTCAGGGGCAAGCTCTGGCGGATGCGGCTTTATTAGCGAGGTATGGACTATGACCAAAGACGACTTGGTGTCGCTTTTAAGAAGCGCAGGCGTAGAAGAGAACGCCGTTAACTTAGCAATCAATGCATTTGACATTGGATACGAAGCTGGCGAAATCGCTGGCTATCACAGACACTTAGAAAATTTAAGAATCATAGGAGAACGATATGAACCAAAAACAGATAAATGATGCAGTTGATTACATATACACCCATGGACAAAAGTACGCCCAAGCAAAGGCTGAACTGACGTACATGGAGGAGTACCGTAAGACCCTCAAAGCCAAGCTCATGAAGCAAGCCCTCGCCAATGGCTGTAGATCAGCCGCTACGGCGGAAATGGAAGCCTACGCTGACGTTGCCTACGAAGAGCACCTACAAGCCCTGAAAGAGGCCGTAGAGGTCGCAGAAGGCTTTCGCTGGGGGTTGGTGTCAGCACAGGCACGCGTAGAGGTCTGGCGCTCTTTGGAGGCTTCTAACCGCCTCATGGATAGGTCGGTGGCGTAATGGAAGAGCAACTCTTAAAAATCACAGGCCAGAAGTACAACAAAGCCATAGCAGGCATCGCCTCTGTATGGCAAGGCAACCAGCGTGTTGAAACCCTCATCTACAGTGGCCAGAAGCTCATGGAAATATTCATGGACGAAGGCATGACGGATGAGGAGGCCATAGAGTGGATCGCGTTCAACATCGAGGGCGCCTACATGGGGCTATCGACGCCAATCATCATGTGGGAATACGATGAATAACAGCATGACTGCTAAGGAGCGCGCATACGTGGGCTTGGTGAAACTTATGCCCTGCTCCGTATGCGATGCCTCTGGCCCAAGCGATGCACACCACGTAAAACAGCATAGGCAATACACAGTTGTTGCCCTGTGCAAGTCCTGCCACCAAGGCTCAAAGATGGGCTGGCATGGTGAGAAGCGTGCATGGGCTATTGCAAAGATGGACGAATTGGATGCCCTCAATAAAACAATTGAGAACGTCATTCATTACATAAACCAAAACTGAAAACACAAGTATACAAACTAAGGGTGCGTATTAGGGTTTTCCTTAGAAAAATAGTCTGTTTAGGGTGTTTCAAACTCTAATTTCCTGTTAACATTCCTTTACCGCAACAGAAAGCGGGTTCATCAACTTAAAGGAAATTATCATGACAGTATCCACAGCACTCAAGGTCGTAGACCAACTCGGTTTAATCCAAGACCAGATCGAAGCATTGACAGAGCAAGCAGAGTCTTTAAAAGACCAAATCAAATTGCTCGGTGCAGGCACCTACGCTGGCACTATGTACGTCACCATCGTCAAGCACACTCCAGAAAAGAAAAGCACAGCATGGTCTGCTGTAGCTAAGGAGTTGAATGCTCCTGCTGACTTGGTTGCTAAGCACACCAAGATCACCAAAGACATCATGTCTGCCACCACCGAAGCCTTGTCTAACTAAGGGAGTCGATCATGAACCGCAAGATCAAAAAATTAGATATGTACGAAGGCATGTTGGTAGTTACATCAGACTTTTTACATGCCCAAGTAAGAACCATTACACATGTGTTCAAAGATTCCAACATGGTTGAAGTGCAATGGTATGAAGGCGAAAAGATGTGTGCTCAAGGCATCGACGCATCAATGCTGATGACTCCGACCATCAAGCAGGTCGAGCACTCTATCAGCACCCATGGCCCGTTGGTTGGTATCAACGACATCTTCTGTTTAGGTTAATCAATCGGGGGCTTCGGCCCCCACTAGGAGCACAACATGATTCGATTTAGCAAAGAAAACTTAATCAATGCATTAGAAACAAAAATTGCAAAGATGGAAGAGATGTGGGGCTTTGTTACCACTAACGGTACAAACCAAATTAAAGATAAAACAGATTTTGATCGCGTCATGGCTTATGGCGAATACATCTCATTGTTGGATATTTACGAGTCTGTCAGAGACAACACGTTTTTAAATTAGGAACACACCATGACAAATTATCAGTACACATTATTGCGCAACGCACACCAGAGAAAAGCTACCAAGCTTGGTTGTACGTTTGGAAACTTTGGCTGGGTGGTTGACCACGGCGCCATCTGTAGCAAAACAAGTATGGGTTACCTGACTACCAAGCATGTTGGTCATGGTAAGTATGAGCATCAATTAGAAGCCTACGCGTAAGGAGCACAACATGAAACGCGCATTTATCAAAGCATTCAATGAACTTAAGAAGCTGGGTTGCCCAGTGTTCGAGCGTAGCGACTATGAAGGCCGATTCCTGATTAGCGCTGAGGATCCAGAGTCATACAAGTGGGCTGACTACTACGCCTACGCAGATGGCCGCTGGAAGGGCGAGAACACCAGCCCTAAGCTGGAAGAAATCATGAAGAAGCATGGCCTGTACTGCGAGTGGGAAAACGCAGGCTGTTTAATCGTTTGGGAGAATTAAATGAAAAACGTAACCATATCAAAACACATCAGACTTGAGCTAACTGCTGAAGACTGGGATCTATACACCAACATGAAGGGCAGTAGCAATGCCGCCAACTTCTTGAACCTAAACGTAGCTCAGGTTCTCAACACAACAGAAGACTTCAGAGAAGCTGTGCGCGCCTGCGACAAGTTCATGGATCGCATGTCTGAGTACGGCGCCAGTGACACAGAGCCAATGCATGTGCTTGGCAAGATTATTTCTAAATTTTATGAGGTTGAATATGTCTAATCGATACTGGGACGACAGAGGTCGTTACAACGAGGAATCTAAGGCTTTGCAGGCGATTATTCCTATGGTGGGTGCCGTACCCTACCGCCGCACAAAGAACATGCATCTAGAGCGTTTTCGCAAGGCTGTGAACGCGTACTACGACCTGTACAACAACGGACTGTGGAACCGCGCACGCGAGTTTGCAAACCTGTTCAAGCTGTACGGTTTGCGCGAAGTAATGCGCTACGGTGACCTCAATGAGAGCACTGAAAGAGTCATTGAAACCACCATGGACGAATACGTGCTACTCGCGTATAAAGAGCAGGTTGCGCTCGGCAACATCAAAGCAAAGGAGGAAACCCATGCTTAATCAAACCACCAAAGTGTTCCCACGTAACGTGGAAAAGAATCCAGTGATCGAGGGGCCGTTCCACAAGAAGCCATCCGAGTTTGGAATCTTGATGGCTGTTATTTTTGTGGTCGCGGTAATTGCAATCATTTTTGATTTATTTATTTGGAGAAGTTAATGAAAGAGACAAGCCAACTTGCGCGCCAATTACTTGGCCAAGAACATGTGAAGTTTTTCACACAACAAGAGTTTGACGGTGAACTGGCAATAGCTAAAGCAGAGATCATGGCGGTGGCCATCGAGACGACCAAGCGCGCCATCATGATCGAGCGTGAAGAGTGCGCCAAGCTAGCCGACGAATGCGTGGACATTGAGAAGCTGGGCGAGGCTATCCGTAACCGTATACCAACACAGAGGCAGTAATGACTGAAATAACGCCTATGGAAGCCTACGCTACAAGCGACGGCAAATTATTCCCCAATAAGATAGAAGCCCAAGCATATCAGCATGGGCTCGACATCACCCCTACGGTTAAAACATTTTTGGATGCAGAAAACTATTTTTCTTTCACCAGCTACCGTGAAGTGCAGGCCATCATCAATTGGGAAGTGCAAAAAAAGCTAGCAGAATTAAAGGGGCATATATGACACCAGAAGACGAAGAGTTCAACCGCATAGAGATGGAGTCTCGCATCAAGCAAGACTATGTGCGCGACATGAAGCAACCATCCAGAGAACAACTAATGGCAGAGGTTGCTATCCTGACTGAGCTGGTGCGCGTGCTGACTGATAGGGTTGCTGAGCTGGAAAAGAACGCAGGCGCCGCCGCTACGTTAGAAGAGATGCGTAATCGCTATGACAACCACTTTGCAAAAGCGATGGGGATAAAAAAAACATGATTGACCTCATAAGCACACAGGAGGGCATAGAAGAGGAAACACGCAGTGCGGCACATCTAGTCGCAGGCGTGATCGCTATGGCCATAGAAGACTTGTGCATGATCCCCACCGACGAAGAGCTTAGGCACAACTGCAACCTGAACCACCATGCAATTGGATCGCTCAACTTTTTCTTTGGTGACAAGTCAATGTTCAGAGCTTACGCATCCATGATTGGGCTGGAGCCCACCAGCTTCAGGGCGGCATTGGAGCGCCGTACATATGAGGACGAGAGCGACAAGAAGACCAAGATCCCTTACCTCAAATACAACGAAGTCAAAGCCATGCGTATGCGAATCCACTGGTGGCAAAAAAGCCCTGTACAAAGCAGGCAATTAGAATTAGAACTTTAGGAGGACATCATGCTAGAGACAGTTGCTTGGGTTGTACTACTCTTGTGTTCAGGATTTGTGATATTTGCACTGGTGGCAGTGGTCATGCTGATGATGGATCAGGATGATTAGTGAAAACACCTAGTAAATAATCTAATTTTCTGTTATAGTTCCTATCACTGCAATGACGCAGGTTTAGGAGAATCAAATGGCAACAAACTTTTCACCCATCATTGAAAATCCAGTAGCTTATGAGAATGCCGTCAAAAGCTACATCATTGGTAACGCACAAAAAACATGGCGTGCTAAAACTGAGCGTGCTAGTGAGATTGAAAGCGCTTTGGTAGTTGGTATGCTTCACAACGATCGTGGCGGATTCAGAGGCTATACCGACGACTTCATGGGTTCCATGGCTCAAGCCTTCTACACTTATGGCAAGCTGTCCCCTAAGCAGTGCGAAGCCATCCTAAAGGGCATAGACGCCCGTGCCGCACGCAAAGCAGAATGGGCTGACAAGAAGGCCGCTATCGACGCTACACGCGACTTCGTAGGCACCGTAGGCGAAAAGATCACCCTTACCCTCAAAGTCGTTCACATTGTCGAACTGGACGGTAGCTTTGGCACCGTGTACATCAACATCTGCGAAGACGCAAACAACAACACGATCATCTACAAAGGCAACGCCAAGGGCTTCCCAGAGAAGGGCGAGACTGCCACCATCACAGCTACCGTAAAAGAGCACGGTGTACGTAACGGCGTCAAGCAAACCGTTATCCAGCGCCCCAAGCTTGCAACACTCTAATTTTCTGTTATACTGTCATTACTGCAATCAAGCAGGTTTAGAAAGGAAATCAAAATGCAATCATCAACACAACTCCGCGGTAACTGCCAATGCTGTGGTAACTGCCAATGCTGTGGCCGCCAGCAGGCCGTAGTAGGTAGATGGATGGCCAAGCACGGCTACACAGTCGAGCACGGTTGGTTCCAAGGCGCCTGCTCTGGCGAGTCTAGTGAGCCTATGCAAAAGAGCCGCACACGCACAGACGGCATCGTGGCTCAAGTCCGCGCTGATGTAGCTAAGCTGTTAGAGCAAAAGAACAAGCTCGAAGCAGGCACAGCTAAGCCAGAGTTCATCAACCGCGGTACAGAGCGCAAGCCTGACCTAATCCCATTTGCTGAAGGCGATGAGTATCAGCAACGCATGACCACCAGAAAAGTCATTCACGAGATGACATTTAAAGCTAGCATGGGCGCCCAGTTCGCTGACATGCTGGTAGAAGTGGCCGACAAGTACCACGGCACACCATTGATCGAGGTAGAGAAAAAAGAGCCACCAACACCCATCTATCGCGGCGATAAGAAGATATCCCAGAACAAGAGCTACACATACGAATGCAGACGCGTAGAAGGTGGCCGTGTGTACTACGTGCTAGACAAGAACGGCGCTAGCCTCAATGGATGGATCGGTACACAAGCTTGGCGCAAGCTAGAGAACGCATAACAACAGGGGGCTCAGCCCCCATCTTTTAACTTTTAATTATTGGAGAACACAATGACGACAACAGAAGACTTTCAAACGCAGGTCAAAGGCCGCGAGTACAACAGCCACTTGTTTGTGGATGTATATGATGATGATGGCGTATGGTTGAGCGTTAATTCAAGCGCTGGCGGTACACGCATGATCATGAACAAACAGCAGGCCAAAGACATGATCGCCGCATTGATCCGCATCGTTAACCACATTGAGGCAGAATAATGTGGCCATTCCCTACACACCCATTGGTACCGTGGACGCCTAAGCAGATCCGCGAGTATGAGCAAAAGCAACGCAACCAACTGCCAGAGGCGCCACTATGAGCGTAGAAGCAATGAAACAGGCGCTTGATTTTATTGAGCGTATCAATAAAGACGGTTGGATATTGGCAGACTTTGAGCCTCAAATGTATGACACCATCACATCCCTACGCCAAGCCATCGCAGAGGCAGAGAATCAAGTGTCCTACTCAAGCAACGGCACTGCTGGCAGAGAGAACATGACAGCACCAACTGGGTTTTTCTTTCAGATGCCAAAGGCAGAGAAGCAAGATGATGAATTGCAAAAGGTTCATAGCGCGTTAGCGTGTGCAATATGGGATCGAATGGAAGTTGAGGAATTGTTGTTCAAACTGACTGGCGTAAAGTTGATACCTAAATCAAACACACCACAAAAACGCACATGGGTAGGACTGACAGATGAGGAAAGCGTTGAAATTCAAAAAATCAGCATTTGTTACGAACAAGCGGTTGAATTAACCGAAGCCAAACTCAAGGAGAAGAACGCATGACAGTGGATGTTTTAAACAACGCTTTTTTGTTTTTTATGATTGGATTTTTTATATGGGCAATAAACAGATAAGGAGAAGAACACATGACAACAGCTAAAAAACCCGCGTCAAAGAAAACAACAAAGACAGAACCACAGTTTGCTATGCCTATGGAGGTAAAAGAATGGATAGACCAAGCATCCAGCAGAATGGCACACATGACATCAGAAATCGCGCGCCTCAAAGAAGAGAACAAACAACTCAAACGTACCCACAAGCTAATGGAGCAAAGAGTAATGGGGATGAGCAGTGAATAGCCTAGACAAGTTCACACAGCTACAAAGCCTGATGATGGGCTACGACAGATGTGGCTTGTATTGGAATAAACGCCTAAAAAGATGGGCGCTCATAACAGACGATGAGGAGCACACAGCTACTCTCATCGACACAGACCTAGACAGGCTTATAAACTTATTGTTAAACTCAGACCTGTAATGCGCTGAAAGCATGCGCGAAAGGACTGAAACATGACCGAAGAGAAAAGAAAAGTTGGCCGCCCAATGGGTAAGCTACATCAGGACGATATACGCAAAAAGATACAAGTAAGTCTTTTAATAAAAAAGCTTGAGGAACATGCACTTAGTGCTGACGATCAGGCAGAGATATCTAATAGCAAGATGAGAGCTATACAGATACTGCTAGGTAAGGCATTACCTGACCTAAGTAGCGTACAAATAAGTGGTGACGACAACCAACCATTGGTGATTGAGAACAACGTCAATGTATTTGGTGAGTTGCTCAAGAGCATCAGACTGCAACGACAGGCAGAGTGATCATGATTCATCACACACCTGAAGGCCACCACATCAAGTTAGGGCTGAACTTCAGCCGAGCCAAGGGCGGCTTACGCCTGCTGTGGGCTTGGTATGACTTTGCCACCCATACGGCCACAACTTACCGCTTGCGCATCCGCTTACACATGGCGCCTCGCATCATGTGGGAGGTTAAAAAGTTCAATGTGATCGATAGCTACCTGATGGCTCATGATCTTGAGCTTGTGCACAAAGAGGTTCTGGAAGACCTTAATGCCATGGAGTGCACCGTAAAGCGCACTAATGAGCCATACGCCCTAATTAAGCCGACATGAGCGCCTTAGACGAGATCCTCTCCGACCCCGCGGTCATTGAGGAGTTTGCTCTTAGGACGCCTATCGAGCAGACTGTCATCAACTGGCAGTTGAAGTGGCTGAGCACACAGGCACACAAGCATCAGATAGAGCCTAACGGTGATTGGTGGAGCATATGGCTAATGCTGGCTGGCCGTGGTGCTGGTAAGACTAGAGCGGCGGCAGAGACGCTAGCATGGTGGGCATGGGAGCAACCTAATACCAGATGGCTTGTATCAGCGCCTACTAGCGGAGACGTGAAGGGCACCTGCTTCGAGGGTGACTCTGGACTGCTCAACGTCATACCAAAGGAACTGGTAGCCGACTACAACAAAGCACTGCACGAGATCAGGCTTATCAATGGATCGTTTATCAAAGGCATACCAGCGTCGGAGCCAGAGCGCTTCCGCGGTCCGCAGTTCCACGGTGGATGGCTAGACGAGCTTGCGGCTTGGGACTACCTGCAAGAGTCGTGGGACATGATCCAGTTCGGTATACGTCTGGGCAACCGTACTAAGCTCATATGCTCGACCACGCCTAAGCCAAAGGACGTGGTGCTCGACCTGATAGGACGTGAGGGTGACGACGTGACTATCACGCGCGCCAGCACGTACAGCAACATCAAGAACCTAGCTCCATCGTTCCAGAAGCAGATCTTGCAGTACGAGGGCACCAACCTAGGCCGTCAGGAGATCCATGCGGAGATCATCGACCCTGAAGAGGGTGGCATAGTCAAGCGTGATTGGTTCCGCCTGTGGCCAGATGGCAAGCCCTTCCCCAAGCTGGAGTACATCATCCAGTCCTATGACTGCGCGACCAGCGACAAGACCATCAACGACCCTACAGGATGCATCACACTGGGTGCATTCAAGCCATTGGATGGTGGCATGTGCGTGCTGGTGCTGGACTGCTGGCAGGAGCACCTACAGTATCCTGACCTACGCCCCAAAGTGATCGAGGAGTTCGAGGTGTTCTATGGCGATGGACGTGAGAAGAAACGCGTTGACCTATTGCTGGTGGAAGATAAGAGCGCTGGCATAAGTCTTATACAAGACTTGCAACGTGCGCACCTACCCGTGATGCCCTATAACCCCGGTCGCGCTGACAAGACGCAAAGGCTCAGCATCGTGGCCAACATCATTAAAGCTGGCCGTGTTTGGGTGCCAGAGCACAGCCAACGCAAAGGCTACGTGAGGGACTGGGCTGAAGGCATGGTGAGCCAGATCTGCTCCTTCCCTGAGACAGTACACGACGAGTTTGTAGACTGCATCAGTCAGGGCTTACGGTACATGAGGGATGCTGGATGGATCAGCATTGATGTGGCACCGCGTGATGACTACGACGATGATGACATCTTCGACGCTGAGGAGTACAACAAGCGTAAGAAGGGCAACCCATATGCTGAGTAGGGGTGAACCCAGTTCGCGGCACAACAATTAGGGATGAACCCAGTTCACCCCTAGACTTGACATAGTTGCAAAGGCATAATCGATGCATCCCACAATGAAGGAATAGCCGTGGCTGACAACCAATCCGTTCCCATGCCCCCACACATCAAAGCAGAGCTAGCAAGGCTACGTGCTCTTATGGTGCCTGATGCTGAAGCCTACCGCCGACGTGAGATCGGATCTAAGCGTATGGAGGAGGAGGCTAAGAAGATACAGCCTCTGCGCCCATTGAGTGCGGCAGATACTGGCGACCAGTATCCATTGGCGGCAGAGGGCGGATCGATCAGGCGCTTTGATGTAGGTGGCTCCAACAGCATCAGCTTGGATGACTTAAATGAGGCGCTTAGAGATCGAGCACCTACTATTCCTGAGCAGTTCAACAGATACATAGCGCCGCATATCCAACGAGGCTTAGACGCCATGTTGCCGTTCCGCCAGTTGGCGCAGAAGACATTCGAGCGAAACGTGTACAACCCTTTGAATGAGTCTGTAATCAATAACATAAGCTCGGCGATTAAAACATCAGGTACAAATGCAAACGATGTCAACGATGCCAAAATTCACATAGCTAATGCGGCCAGAAAAGCGATTGGCATGGAGCCACGGCCTGTTGAGTTTGATGCGCAGAAAGCACTGGGCAATATTAACGAAGGTGAGTTTGACAGGCAGTACGTTGACATGGACAAACGCCACGCACAACGTCTTGAAGAGTTAAAGAAACTAATAGCACAGCGCAAAGCCAACGGCGGTCAAGTAGACATGGACAGGATGCGCCTTGAGCTGATGAACAGGAAGTCCAAAGGCGGTGTAGCTCACCTTGCTATCGGAGGCCAAGGCCCACGCAATTGGGTGAGCGGATCCGTTGAGCAAGTCTTGCATCCATTGAAGCAAAGAACAGCGGTGGGAAGCGACCCTGCTGAGACTTTGGCAGAGATGAACCAAAAGTGGACACCAGAAGCAATCGAGCAAGTAGCACAGACACAGCCCAATGTCCGCGAGATGATTCCTCGCCAAAAGACAGAGCTAGAGCACAAGGTTCACCTGAACAAATGGATTCAGAGCAACTTAGGCAACTACATCAAAAAGCAGATGGCCACACAAAACGATCCAATCCGCAACCTAGCGGAGCAAGGCATCGTCCACATTCCTAGCGAACAAGTTGGAATAAACAGATACAAAGCTGGCGAACATCGGACTACTCATGGTGGTGAGAGCTTTGGCAAGTCAGAAGAGGCAAAGGCTTGGGAAGATGCCGCAGACGTAGCGATTACTCCTACATCGATAGAGAAGTTACACAAGCGATTCCAAGAACCTTGGATGGAGAAGGCTGACCCAAGCACTAAGTTGTTACATGCAAGCAGTAACATGCAAGCCAGTAGTTTGGGCTTTGATCACTTGGTGGATGTATTAAAAGAAGACTTAGCCAGTGGGCGTATTCGTCCTGAGCAGTTGAATAAGGTCAGCATTGAGCAGGCTGTACGTCGTGCACATGAGTACGATCAAGAGAAGAAGAAGGCTATGGCTGAGACGGCTCTCAAGGCTACCGAAGGCATGGCAGTCCACAAAGAGTATCCAGAAGGTTACAAGTGGATTGAGTTGGCCAAGCCAAAGATTGATGTCAACAAACCATTGCCAGAAGGATTTAGATGGGTTGAGCCAAAAAGTGGTTATGAGCGCTTAGAAGGCCCAAGCATTCTTGATCCTCAAAGAACCCGTAGATACCTTGGTGAAACAAAAGAAGAAGCCCTCAAGGTGGCGCATGAAAAATCAACGATTGGTGCTGAAGATGAAAAAGCTCTTGAGGAAGCCCTCAAGTACGAAGGCAACACCATGGGTCATTGCGTTGGTGGATATTGCCCTGACGTGCTGGAAGGCCGTACACGCATCTTCAGCTTGCGTGATGCCAATAATGAACCACACGTAACGATTGAGGTTAGACCTAACCAAGCGCGAAGCAAGTACGAAACTGATTGGTTCACAAGTCAACCTGAAGAATTGCAAGATGCAATTACAAAGCAAGCGCTTGCTGAGCACGAGGCGACAAAACAAAAGCGTACCCCAGAAGAGGATAGATTTACTTGGGGGCAGGCACTAAGCAACGCCATCAAGTCCCATATGGGTGAGGTGCCACAACAGATTGTTCAGATCAAAGGCAAGGGCAATAAGAAGCCCAAGAAGGATTACATTCCATTTGTTCAAGACTTTGTAAAGAGTGGTAATTGGTCTGACGTTGGTGACATACATAACGCTGAATTGCACAAGTGGGGCAAAAGATATTTGAACAAAGAAGATATAGAAGCTTTAACACCTGAAGAAGAAAGCGCATTCGCTAGTAGGAATCTAAACAAAGCGAATGGCGGGATAATACGTAAAGCCGAAGGAGGCGCTGTGAACCCATTTGACTATGAGAACCCTGAGCATGTAAGTACAGTTGCTGGGCATGTATCCAAGCACAAAGACTTTAAAGATCTGCCTGAAGCCCATACACGCTTAGGCGAAGTGCTTTCCTCTGGTAGCTACAAGCACATGGAAGACCCACGCGTACAGATGGGGCTACGTAAGGCTGGCCACAACTCTTACTACACACAAGAGAAGACTGGCAAGAAGCTCAACAAGATGGTGATCAACAAAGCCGTCGGCGGTGCTGTGCCATCAATGAATCAAATGCGTGCAGAGCTAATAGGCAAGAAGCCTGTAAGCCTGTCTGACTTATCTACCATCGGTGCTAACGAAGCGCCTAGCATGAACGTCAAGGCTTATGTCCCACCATCTGGCGGTGAACTACCTGTAGGTGGTGTGAGCATGGGTGACCAGCCATTGCCTATCGGCGGCATTGATATGAGCCAACAACAAGGCGGCCAACAGTTAATGCCTGCTGGCATGGCTCCACCACAAGGAGCGCCACAAGGCCAGCCCCCACAAGCTGGTGGTATGCCCTCCCCTTTGGGCGCAGGAGCACCATCTCCACAGCCACCAAGCAACATCTTGCAGATGACTAAGCAAGGGCAAGCATTGAACGCTATGAGCCCACCACAGGCGCCTCCACGCATGGCTGTGGGCGGATCTGTACCTGCACCATACAAGATTGGTGGAAGTGACAACATGGCTCCAGTAGACAATGGATGGAAGCCAGACAACGGTGTTACTACATTTAATATCGATAACGTACAGCAAATTGCTAAGGGTGGTTCTATTGAGAAGATGAAGCAAGAGATGAAGTCCAAGGGCACGCCATGTATGACGCATGACCATGGATATGCTGATGGAGGGCGTGCAGGAAAAAAGTCTTCTAAGGAACCAAAGAGCACGGTTAAGGCGTACAAATTGTTCCGCGTACACAAGAAGCATCCCGGCAAGTTGTTCCCTCTTTTTGTCAACGCCAACGATCCCGTAGAGATGAACAAATGGGTGGACGCTCAAGAGGGTGAGATGGCTGGTAGCAAGGTGAAGAGCAAGATTGGCCCGCTGGCGTATCGACCCGGTTGGCACGCTGGTGATCTACCCGTCGCTACCCACATCGGTGAGAAGTCTGACCCTGAACTAACAGCACCAGACGTCCGTCCCCACAACCACGTATGGGCTGAGGTCGAGATGCCTAACGATGTCGATTGGCAAACAGAAGCCAATGAGCGTGGCATGAACCCCAAGGGCAAGCTGATCGCACGCGAAGCACACATCACTGACCAGATCCCCAAGGGCGGTCACTACAGATACAAGACCAATTCCAACATGACAGGCAACTGGCTGATTGGTGGAGCGATGAAGGTCAACCGTATATTGCATGACAAGGAAGTCAAAGCAATCAACAAGGCGGCAAAGGCAAAAGATCTGCCACGTATGCAGAAACAAAACTTGGCTGACTATGGATTTAAAGAAGGCGGATCGGCAAGCCCTACGCAGAAGAGCCCAGACAAGTTCAGACCTAAAGTCACAAAGGCATCGGAGGCGTTGGGTAAGCATGAGGGAAAGCATTTGAAGGTTACACAGTCTGATCGCACAAAGGTGGGTGGCGGGTTCCTCGGAGGCCCGGGGTTTTCTGGTCTGCAACACCTTTACCCTTCACACAAAGACGTCGCGTGGGGCGTGAACTCATCAGGCGCCGCCTCCAAGATCGCTAACGCCAATGCCGCTCACCCAGAGGGTGATGTGTTGTGGTCTACATTGCTCGGCGCTCCTAACCAACACACATCAAACCAAATGGTGTTTGATATGCTGATGAAGCAGTTCAAGAGTGGTATTAAGTCTGGCAAGATGACGCCTGAATTGCGTGATCGCATCAATGCTCAATTGGCCATGGCGGCAGACAGCGAAGGCAAGCCAATCTTTTCTAACGCAGACATTGCAAGCAAGAACTTCTTTAAAAACCTCAATACTTTCGATCAACGTCGCGTTATGGCTGACTTAATGGGCGGTAAAGCTGTGGGTGGTAAGAAGGGGCAAATCTTGAACTACGACAAGACAGTGGCCGACACAACAGAGCCTGAGTTGCTTGGTGCACCTACACACGCAATTGGCCCTCGCCTATTTCAGTTGAGTGGACAGCGTTCTGTACAACCAGATCTAAACCCAGCATTCCCTCACATGTTGCATGGAGAAGACTTAGGTCAGATGTTCCATCCAGTTCCACGTCAGATCATGTTGCCTGAGTTTCATGGCAAGATCAAACAAGCAAAAGGACGTGATGTTGGCTTTATGGACTTAACACGCAATACACCGTCACAGCATTTGTCTGAAGAATTTCTCACACACTTGCAAAGACATGGATATAAAAAAGGCGGCAAAGTGAACCTATCCACAAATATGGATACCATTAACTTAGAATTAAGCCGCAGAACAAAGAAAGCTAAATGATGGATGAACTAGACCCACAGATCACAGAGAACGAAGACGGCAGTGCCGCAGTAGATCTACCTGAGATTGAAACGGAAGAACAGCCTGACGGTAGCGCCATAGTTACTATGGAGGAGGATGGCCCAGAGGCCAATCCAGACTTCTACGCCAACATGGCTGAAGACTACGACGACTTCAAGTTGATGACGTTGGCTAGTCGGTACGTTGATTTGCTGAAGAAGGACAAAGATGCGCGTGAGCAAAGAGACAAGCAGTATGAAGAGGGTATTCGGCGCACTGGTATGGGGAATGACGCGCCCGGCGGTGCCACCTTCATGGGCGCTAGCAAAGTGGTACACCCTTCTATGGCTGAAGGATGTGTGGACTTCGCGGCACGCGCTATTAAAGAGATGTTTCCGCCTGACGGCCCCGTCCGAACCAAAATCCTAGGCAAGATGGATGAGATCAAGTCCGAGCGCGCAGAGCGTAAGCGTGACTATCTCAACTGGCAAATCACCGAACAGATCGAAGAATTCCGTGACGAACAAGAACAATTACTTACACAATTACCGCTAGGTGGCTCACAGTACTTTAAGTTATGGTTTGATGAGCAGAAAAAGCGCCCATGCGTAGAGTTTTTGCCTATCGATCGTGTGATTCTGCCCTTCGCGGCCAGTAACTTTTACACCGCAGAACGTGCGGCGGAAGTGCATGAGATTACGCACTGGGAATTCAATCGACGTATAGCTAGTGGCATGTATCGTGATATCGATATGGTGCAAGCCACCATGTCACCTGAGCTTACAAGACCACAGAAAGCCAACGACAAGATTGAAGGCAAGAAGTGGGAAGACAACGAAGATGGACTGCGCAAGGTCTATCACGTCTACACCTTCTTGGAGTTGGACGACGACAAGTACACCAAGGGTGAGATGGCGCCTTACATCTTGATGATCGATGAACTTGATAACGAAGTCATTGGTTTGTACCGTAACTGGGAAGAGCAAGACGAAACCATGACCAAGTTAGATTGGATTGTGGAGTTCAAGTTTATTCCTTGGAGGGGCGCATATGCGATTGGGTTACCTCATCTTATCGGTGGCTTGTCTGCCGCTCTTACTGGTTCTTTGCGTGCCCTTTTGGATAGTGCTCACATTAACAACGCCGCGACGATGCTCAAGCTCAAGGGAGCGAAGATGTCGGGGCAGAGTCAGTCGGTGGATGTGACGCAGATTGTGGAGATAGAGGGCGCGCCGGGCGTCACAGACATCCGCCAGATCGCTATGCCTATGCCCTTTAACCCACCCAGCGCGGTTCTATTCCAGCTCCTAGGCTGGCTTGACAACGCGGCCAAGGGGGTAGTGACCACCAGTGAAGAAAAGATCGCTGACGTCAACGCTAACGCGCCTGTAGGCACCACACAGGCTTTGATTGAGCAAGGCGCCGCGGTGTTTAGTGCTATTCATGCACGATTACACGAAAGCCAAGCACGCGTATTGAAAATCTTATGCCGCCTAAACCGTTGGCACTTTGATGAGATGCGCAAGTCTGACGTGGTGGCAGATCTAGAGATCAACCGCCAAGACTTCTCAAAGAACACAGACGTGGTGCCAGTCTCTGACCCACACATCTTCTCTGAGACTCAGCGTATGGCTCAGATGCAGGCTGTGATTCAGTTGGCTGAGAAGCATCCTGACCAGTTCAACATGAGCGCTGTGTTGTCTCGTTCACTCAAGCAGATGAAGGTGCCTAACATCAATGAGTTGATGAAGGATGTGCCTGCGCCTGAACAGCGGACTTCTGCTGACGAAAACGCGGCTATGCTGATTGGACAGCCAGCCTACGCGTACATGCAACAGGATCACATCGCTCACATACAGGATCACTTGCAGTTTGGCTTAAACCCATTCTTGGGACAGTCGCCATTTGCGGATCCACAGTACCTAAACCACTTGATCGAGCATTTGAAGCAACACATGACTTTGTGGTACTTGAACCGCTCTAACGGCTATGTGGCTCAAGCTAATAAGGGCAAGCCTGTGGATAACTACGATGATCCAAAGATGACCGCGGTAATCGACCAGTTGTACACAACGGTTGGCGCCCACATCACGTTGGATGTTAAAGAAGTGTTCCAGCAGTTCATACCTGCCTTCCAGCAGTTGATACAGCAAGCACAACAGCGCGCACAGTCTGCCAAGCAGAACCTGCCACCAGATGCACAGGTCGTTCACGACACAAGCATGGCAGAGACGCAACGCAAGACACAGGCAGATCAACAGCGTGCTCAAGAAGCACAATTGAAAATATCTGCTCAATCTGCTGAGCACGACAAAGAGATAGCCGCCAAAATTGCAATAGAAAACGCTAAGATCACTGGTCAAGTGATTCAACAAAACACAGCCCAGCAAAACGCCTTGCAGATGCATGGCGCAGAGCAAGCTAACGACATGCAGAAGCACGCACTGGAGCAGGAAACAGCCATGCAACAAGCGGCTATGCAACAACCGACGGAAACGTCACAACCTCAAGGAGCCGAAAATGGCAATATCTGATGCAGAACAAAAAGGCCCAATGGTGCGTTATCACGCACGCTTGGCTCAAGGCGTAAAGCTGGACGGCACAAGCTTGGAGCCAAAGGGCGGAAGCCAAAAAGACAAGAAGCCACAAGGCGGTTTGTCGCAAGCTAAAAAGAAATGATTGACCCCGTTATTCACGTATTGAAGCTACGCCAAGGAGAGATTGCCTCATCTCTTGCTGTTGGCAACGCAATTACGTGGGAAGCGTATCAACGAATGGTTGGTGAGTATCAGGGACTGCAATTTGTGCTTGATACCATTAACCGAATGTTAGACGAAGACAGAAATCAAGAATAAGTCCCCCTAAAGGACGAGGCCGCGTTGAAAAACGCATAAATGACGCATCTGCAATTATGGTGCATTTTAGGAGTTAGTATGAGTGAGAAAGAAAAGATCCCAACGATCGAGGGAAGCGCGCAAGCGTCTGATCCTCAAGAGCTGGAGTGGGCATTCCCGCAAGTGAATGCAGGTCAGACACCTCTTGGAGGGCGCGTAATTGTTCAGTTACGCCGCATCAAAAAGAAGGCTGGAATGATCATCATCGTCGATGAAACCAAAGAAAACGAAAAGTGGAACAACATGATCGGTAAGGTCGTGGCACTTGGGCCTTTGGCATACAAAAACCGCGACACCATGGAGTCTTGGCCAGAGGGAACTTGGGCACAAGTAGGTGATTTCGTGCG